ATATTAATTAATCCTCAAGCTGATGTTCAACAAAAAACTGCTGTTATAAATAAATATTACAATACAGTATTACAAAATAAAATACCTATTACACCTATAACAATGGCGGGTAATCAAGATATATTATCCTCTGCAGATGTATTGGATATGAACGAAGACGAAGACCCAACCTATACTGAAACACCATCATAGGAGACATACATGGATGTTAGAATGTCTGATGGTGTGGTTGTCAGATTCCCTGAAGGCACACCTTTATCAGAAGTAAAATCACAAACAAAAGCATACGAAGATAAACTCAAAGTTAAGTTAAATGAAGAAAAAGAACTTAATGATGAGTCTATTGGCTTCGGTGAATCTATTATTAAAAAAGGAAAAGGTTTAATAGATGCTGCAACTAACATAGGAACTAATGTTGCTAGAACTTACAGATATGCTCCTGTAGCAGGTTGGAATGGTTATAGTGCAATGGCAAATCAATTATTTGCTAATGTGCCTGAAAAGTTTTTAGAGTTAGAAGACATGAGAAAATCTAGAGAAAAAAACTTTGACCCTAAAAAAGAAGACAGTAAGTTTAAAGGTGCTATGATGGCATGGTATGACTTTCATAAAGACCAAAAAGAGTTAGATGAAAAGCAACAATTAGAAGCACAAAAAAAAGCAGGTTCAGGATTTACATCACAAGTTATCCAAGGTTTAGTTCAGACACCAGGAGTAATTGCTTTATACACACCTGCAACAGTAGCTACCAGAAGTCCTATGGCAGGTTTTGCATTAACAAATATGCTGTTAGAGTCTGAAAAAAAAGAAGATGAATCTCAAATAGAGTATGCAAAAAGAGTAGGATTTGCAGGTGCAGAGGGTGCATTGATGGGTAAATTCCTACAACAAATAAATCAGTTTAAAATACCTACAAGAGTTGTGGGTATGGGTGCTATGGGTGCAGCAGGTCCTGCAGAAGATGGTGAACAAAGAATTGCAAACGCAACAACATTTGGTGTGTTAGGTATATTTGGCCCTAGACTAGCAAATGAATCTAAACTAGATATTGCAGTATCTAATTATGTTAATAAAACTAAAGCATTTGCAGAGCAACAAATAAATATAAGAAAAGCAGAAAAAGCAGTTAATGAAACTCATAAATCTATGGCTGCTATTATAGACCAACACACTGCATATGAAAGACAAGTATCTGATTTAACAATACAAAATGTAAAATTAGAAAAAAGTAAAGTTCGAACAAAGAATGAAG